ATAAATTTTCCACAATACAATTACAAAATTTAAACAATCAACAACAAACAGCTTTAGCTAATTCTGCTGTTTTTGCTTCTATGGATCGTGCTAATCTTGATGCACGTATGACAGCATTAGTAAATAATAGTAGAGCCTTTTTATCTATTGATACACAAAATCTTACTAATGAACAGCAAACAGCCACACTAGATTTTCAAACACAATCACAAAAATTATTTTCAGAAGCTGCTGCTCAGAACGCTGCAAACAATTTTAATGCAACGTCTGAAAATCAAGTCACACAATTTTATAATACACTTGATACAACAGTAGAACAAAATAATGTAAATAGATTAGCAGCACAAAATCAATTTAATGTTGATGAAGTTAATTCAATGAGACAGTTCAATACAAGTATTAATGATCTACGTGATCGTACTTTTGAAGCTCAACAACAAGCTATCAATCAGTCTAATGCTTTATGGAGAAGAACAATTAATACTGCTAATACTACAAACATTAATGCTTCACAACAAGCTAATGCACAAGCATTGTTAGGTATTAGTGTAGATGCACAAAATAGATTGTGGCAACAGTATAGAGATGAAGCAAACTTTTTAATGAATGTTTCTGAAAATAGAGCACAAAGAGCACATGATGCTGCAATGTTAGCAACACAAATTAATTCCAATATAAATTCCTATAACCAAGCTGTAAAAGATAATTTTCAAAGTAGTTTAGGAAATGCTATATTTAACTTATTAGATTAGGAGAATATAAATGGGTAAGAGTTTATTTGAATCAATAGGAACCTTTGCTAAAGGTCTTATACCTGGATCTATTGATGATGTAATTATTGACACCATTACAAAGGGTGATACGATTGGAAAAATTAAGGAAGGATTTTTTCCAAGTAAGGGTGATGATGATGATGGTGCATCTGCTCAACCTTTTATTCAAATGAAAGGTAGAGATTTACCAGAGATAGGAGCAAGAAGAGATATAAGTAGAATAGAAAGACTTACAGGTGAAACTCAATCAAGATGGACACGTTTTATGACAGCAAGTATTATGCAAAAATTTGCAGAAGGAAATACTGTAACACCTGTTCCTAGTAGTGCTGTTAGAAAAGTACGTCCAACAAGAGCAGCTAAAGCAAGGATGACAACATGATACCACAAGATCCTTTTAGAAGACCTATACCATTACAGTCTTTAACAGATGAGACTGGTCAATGGATGTGGAATAGACCTCCAGAGTATGCAGACGTAGATGACTTTGTAGATGCTATTGAGGAAAAATTAACAACTAATGAAACAGCAAGAGATGATATTCTTGATATGTTAATGATAGGTGCAACTGTTGAAGATGTTGTAAACACACTTGCTCTTGCAGCTTTTTCACAAGGTAAGATTACTCCTGATGCTGCTGAGATAGCTAAAGTTCCTCTCGCTGCAATGATTTTACAAATGGCTATAGATAAAGAAATACCTGTAAAAATATTCTCTGACTTTCCAGAAGATAGAGAATATGAAAAAGATGTTGATAAATTATCTTTAATGCGTCAAGTAAATCCAGAGGGGTTTAAAGCAGTAGAGGAAGGTCTTAATCAAGAAATTGATATACAAGAAGAAGAACAATCATTTATGGACATGGAGAAATAAGATGGCATTGTATGCACTTGCAGGAGGATTTTTAAATGCTTACAATAGTAGTGAAGCTTCAAAAAGATTATCTGCTGCTAAACGTGAGGAAATAGCAAGACAAATAGCTAGAGAAGATTTTAAAGATGACAGAGATAGAGCTAGAACTTTAGCTGATCTTGCTACACAAAGAGAGTATGATGCTGCCGAAAACCAAAAAGAGAGAGATTATCAAGAAGAACAAAATAGGCTAAAAAATATTAGAGAAGACGGTAAATTACAAGCAGCAACTACTTTAGCTAGGCAACAAGAAACAAGAAATGCAAATAGACAAAGAAATAAAGTCATATATAATGCGTTAGCAAGTGTTGCACAAAACCAAGAAAATACTCCATTAGGTAATAAAGCTTTAGAACTGCTAGGAATATTAAGTGAACCTTATCTTACAGACACAGCTTTTGATATAGAATCTTTAGGTCCTGAATTTTTTGAAGGTTTTAAAAATATAACTCTTCAAAAAATGCCTCAAATGAGTTCAGCAGGTGCTCCTATTGTTTCTTTTGGTGGAGGTTTAGGTGCTGCTGGAAACAAACCAGGCAATCAAGGTATAAATCCTAACACATACTTACCTGGTCAAATAATTAACAAAGGTCCTAAATAATAATGACTGATACAACAGAAGCACAACAATCCTTTGAAGGTTTTCGTGTCCTAGATGAAAGAGATGCGTGGGGTAATATGGTTGTTGAAACACCTAGCACATTTCAATTACCTATTCAAACAGATGATCCTAATATTGCATTACAAACAGCTTATAGTGTTAGTGAACAAATAAGAGTTAACAGAGATAAAGATCCTATATACTCAGACTTTCTTACAACAGATCAAAACTTTATGAATACAGTTCGATTGTATTATAAAGATAAAGAACCTGAAAGTATTAACAAAGATTGGTATAGTGATGACTTTATGTTAGTAGATAAGTATGTCTCTGATATGAGATGGAGAGATAATAATACTGTGTCTATGGCTAGAAGTTTATCGTATACATCTGGTGGTTCAATGTCTGATGAACAAAAACGTAGATCAGCTTATTTGTTTTATGTTTGGGATTCTCTTCCAGATTTTCATGAAACAGGTGGTGCTGGTATGGATGGTCTAGCTAGTAATGTATGGAGAGCATTTGCTGATCCTGTAAATATATTAGGTTTTGGATTAGCTAAAGGTGCAACAAAATTATTAGGAAGAGAAGTATTAAAATCACAAACAAAGAAACTAGCTGCTGAAGTAGGATTATCTGCTGGTGTAGATGGTTTGATAAGTGGTGGTTTTGCTTACGCAGATCAAGTAGATAGAGTTAATCTTGATATGCAAACAGAAATTAATACCAATGCTATTGCAACTGCTACTGCTATAGGTTCTCTTGGTGCTGGAGGTTTTGCATTATCAGGAAATCTAGCTACTAAAATTATTCCACAACCTATTAAAAACTTTTCTCAAAAACAAACAGATAAACTTAATGAAAAAGTTCGTAGAGCTTCTTTAGTATTACCTAGATATTTAACAACTCATGCAGGATTAGGAAGAGAAGCTCAGAATGTAACTACAAGGTTTACAGGAACAATAGATGCTAATAAACGTGAAGTTCGTGACAGAGCAAGTGTGTTAGAACTTGAACTTGAAAAACATTATGGTAAATCTTATGATGAGATTATGAGTGATGACCAGCTTCTTAATGAGGTTGATTCTTTTATTGCTTATAAACTTGATGAGACAGGACCAAATACTTTAAGTGGTTCTAGGACAGGTTTAACAGATGAACAAAGATTATTAGAAAGTATTCCTAAAGGAGAAACACCAGTAGGATTAGCTGCTCCTAAAACAGCTACTCTTATGAAAGGAACAATAGAAGAAACTATTGATCCTAATATAGCAAGAAATATCTTATCACAAAATGAAGATTTAGATCAAGCTGTAACAAAATTTGTTACGTCTACTTCTAAATTAAGAAAAAAACTTATTGATGAAGGTATTGTTGATGAAAATATAACTTCTATTTTTATGCAAAGAGGTAATAAACATTTAACTAGAACATGGGAAGCATTTCTAAGACCAGATGATAATTTAAAAAGATTAAACGATCCAAAAAATAAACAGCAGTTAGATGATGCAAAAGAATATATTGCAAATCAACTTAATAAATCTGACTCTGTTAGTGAAAATAATTTTAATGTTCACTCACCAGAAGTTAGAGACATTATTGAAATGTTAGCTCAAGGTAGATTATTTGAATCAAAACAAATTGTTAGAGATCTTGGAAAAAATTTACCAGAAAATAAAAAATTAAGTGATGATATTTTAAAATTTTTAGAAGACGATCCTACTGCTACATCAAAAGAAATGATTAGTTTACTTTCTGAGTCAGGAAATTTTAACAGTAAAAAAATTACTGGTGAACAATTTTCTAAAGCTGCTTTAACTGCAAGAGCAAATATTCCAAAAGAAATACAAAATGTTTTAGGAATAGTAAAAAATCCTCTTGAAAGAGTAATACAAACTAACATGAATCTTAGTTCATTATATCATTATGCAAAATTTTCAAACGAGTTAACTTATGAATTAATAAGAACAAAACAAATTGATAGAGGATTGGTTGCAGGAAAAGGACAAGTATTAGACCAAAGTTTAAAAGATTTAGGTGTAACAAGAAGTGATATTGATACAAATAAAACATTGCGTCAAGCTGTAGAAGATGGTGATATTGCAGACAAAGATGCTTTTGCTACTGTTCTAAAAGAAAATGATAAGTATCGTGAACAATCTTTTCAACAACTAGCTGCACAAGTAGATCAAGGTAAAATATTTAATCCGTTAGGTGCTATAACTTTTCATAAAGGTTTCTATGAAGGTCTTAATCAATTAATGTATGGAGCAAGATTTGAAAAAAGTGATGGTGCTTTTGGTACTTTGCAAGAATTAATTCACAGAGTAAACATAGTTCCTCAAGCTATGCAAACAGTTTATTCAACAGTAACAACAGCAAGAAACATAACAGGTGGACTTTTACAATTCATAGCAAATGGTGGAGCTATAACTACTAAGCAAGACTTAGCGTATTTAAAAAATACTTATCTTCCAATTTGGCTAGAGATACTTAAAAGTAAAGCACAGAAAAAACCAACAATAAATGCATCAAGAAAGTTAAGAGAAAAAGGTTACACTCTTGAACAGATAGATGATGTAATAGAAGAGATGAATGAGTTATATGCACAAAAAATTACAGATGCAGATATGTTAGCTGATAGTACAAATATGTGGAAAGCGCAAACAGAAACTCCTTTCTTTAAACAAATAGATCAAATTTATAGTGCAGGTACAAACAGTATAAGTATTAGAGCTGTTGATAATTTATTCCGTAGATTTTATGCTAGTGGTGATGAGTTGTTTAAGGTTATACATTTTTCTCAAAGAAAAAGATTTTGGAAAGATAAGATAGGTTTTAGTAGAAGTGATGCTGTTAGTAAAGCTGGAGAAGAAACTAGAGATAGGTTTCCTATGTATAGCATGACTCCAAGAGGTTTTAAAGCAGCAAGACTTTTAGGTGTTGGAACATTTACATCTTTTACTACGGAGATTACTAGAAATACTAAAAACATATATAGAGATATTGGAAAAGATTTTTTTGAAGCTAGAAAAATGATTAGAGAAGGAAAAGTTGGAACACCTACAACTAAAGAAATTATTACTTCTACAGGAAAAACAACTGTAACAAGAACGGTTCGTGATAATCTTAAAATTAAACAGGGAATGGCACTTCAAGCAGATGCTGCAAAAAGATTTGGAATGATAACTGCTGTTATGGGTGCTGCTGCACAAGGAGTTTCCGTTGTTGAAAATGCTTTTTCCGACCAAGATAAAAAAGTTAAAGACGCTTATAGATCTATTCTTCCAGAATACTTACAAGCAGACCAACTTATTACAACAGATGTAGATAAAGAAACAGGTAACATGAGAGTTGTTAATGCTTCTTTTGTTAATCCATTTACACCTTTAGGTCAACTTCTACCTGGAACAATAATAAGAGCAAATGAAAAAATGTCTCAAGGAATGTCTTTCGGTGAAGCTATTACAGATTCTTTTTACGATTCTGCTGGACAATCTTTTGGAACTTATTTACAACCAGGTTTAGGAAGTGGTCCAGTTATTAAAGGAATATTTGCTGCGTTGGAAGGAAATGATGCTCAAAAAGAAAGAGCTTTTGAAGAATTAATTAATAATTATAAGCCTGGTACAATGAGAGAAGCTAGAGAGTTCTTTAACAGAGTATATGACCAACCAAGAGAAGCTAGAGATATTGGTCCTCTTGATACAAAAAAACAAAGAGCATTAGATCAACTCTATAGTAATGTAGGAGTACCTTTACTTAATATTAATTTACAAGCAAACGTAGAATTTAAATTTAAAGTTTTAGCAAGTGATTATAAAAAAGCTAGAAGATCTTTTACAAGCACTTTGACAGATAAAGGAATAGGTAAAAAAGGAAGAAAAGATATTGACTTACAAGACCTTGAACTTATGGGTATGGGTACTTTAAATCCAAAGTATAAAATAATTTTACCGACAGCATTAGAAGATTATACAAAAGATTATCTTAAAGCAAATAATGAAAAGTTTATAACTGAAAGAAATCTTTATGCAACTATGTTAAGTTATAGAACTATATTAGATAGACAAGCTGGACTTTCAAAAGATCAGATCTATGATAAATTAAATGCTTTATTAAAGTTACCAAGTATAAACATTGATAAGTCTACTAGAGTTGAATTAGTTAATGCTGTAGCATATAATAAACAACCACGTTTCAAACCATTTAAAATGACTAATGAAAGTTTTAAAGGATTTCGTCTAAAAGTTAAAAGTCAAAAGTATATAAGTGATGAAGAAACAGAAGTGTTTGTTCAACAATTAAAAAATAACTTTGAAAAAATAGGACAAGAGTTTGAGGGTAGATCTTTAGGAATGTCAATTAGGGAAGAATAGTAAATGGAAATCAGTAAAGGTTTAACATCAGCCATATCAGAACTTGGCTTTCCAATAGTTGTTGCTTTGGTATCTATATTTATATTATATAAATTAGGAATTATAATTTTAAAATTTGTTCAAGATCTAGTTGGTAAACAACAAACAGATCGTATGAAAAATATTGAACAGATTAAAATTGATACTGTTAAAGCAATAGAACAACTTCAAGTTGAACTAGATGAAGAACAAAGAGATACTAGGAAAGAAATAGCCGAGATTAAAACAATGGTCATACGATTAATAGATCGTGTAAGATTATTGGCTGAAGAAGTTTATGACCATGACACAACTGCTAGGGCTGTGTGGGATATTGGAAATAGAAAACCTAAACATAGAACTAGAACTGAAAGAAGAGAACAGCTACAAGATGAGTTAGCTGACATAGGTAAGAACGGTGATGACCATTAGTTCTTAAATGACTTCTTGTTTTTTATATCTTTAATGTATTGTGATACCTCTTTCATTGACGCATCAAGAGGAACGTACAAACACCAAGCACAAGGAAATTCCTCTGAGTAACAGTTCTTTTCATCCAAACACACAGGCAACATATAATCCTCTGTGTTCTCAGGTGTGAATAGTATTCGTAGTTCCTCTTTCTCATCATCAGACATTATATGTCCACAACTTCACAAAAGTCAGAAGTACAGGCAAACTCCTGAGAAGATTTTGTTTCATCCTCTTTTTCATATTGTGATAATGCACTCCACTCAATTTGGGCAGGAGTGTTTTTTAATAGCTGTTCATAAGTTTGTTTATCAACAGCTTCGTATGGTGCTTGTGTATATTTACCACCATCATAAGGTAGAAAAGATATACCAGACATTTCATCAAAATGTTCATAAACCCATGCAGCAACTGTCAACCACTCATCCTCTCTAACAGTTACAGTAACACTAGGTTTATGTTCGCACCAATACCTATAATAAGATAACCATAGTTTTAATTGATCTATAGCTACCTCATCATCTCTAGTTACACAATTATCAGGTGACTTAATAGGGAAAGCAAACACTCCCATATTATCATTATAGATAGGTTTCTTTTGTTCTGCATCTTCAAAACCATTTATTGCGTGTTCAAAAGATACTCCACTATCACGTAAGAATTGTGTCAACTTATCTTTCATATCTCCACGTACTCTTCTTATATAATATTCACTATGTCTTGAATGAATACCACTAGCTGTATCTGTTAATTGACTAACAGTACCACTAGGTTTAACACAAGTAATAGCAGCAGAAACATTGATACCTAACTTATCTGCAAATTCTTTATTAGTTTCTATAGCAACATTCTTTAATGTTGTTAATGTTTCTTTCAAACCATCTTCAACATCTTTATAAGCTTTACCATTAGTTAATAATGAATCCATAATACCTGTAAGGCTAACACCTAACAATCGTTCTTCTTCTGTATTAAGTTGCCATCTCTTACGTAGATATTTAAAATCTGTAAGAGTAGATTGATACGTTCCTAATATTGTTGCAAGTCTTACTTTATTTTTTAACTCTTCTAAAGTATCAGCAGATCTTACCATCACTTCAGTCAAGTTGCAAAATTGGTTAGGACGTAAGATAATTTCTGAACATGGGTTAGTTCCATACTCCCAAGTCTTTCCATCACTACGTTTAGTATCTCTTCTACCATTCTCTTTTGCTTTATTAGTAGAAGCTTCTCTACTAAAGATACCACGTTCACCAGACAAACTATCGTATAAAGCTTTCCATTCAGATAGAAAAATACTTACATCAGGTTTTGACGAATACACAGCCGAGTTATTCGACAAAGCTCTTTGTGCATTGATAGCCCACCAATTACCAGACTTAGCATTACGAAGGCGATCATCAGATAGATTGCTGAGAGAAATAAGAGCAGACCTCCTAACACCTCCCACAACAACAACTTCAGCAGTTTTACAAACAAGATCATGGCACTCTAAAGAAGTTAATCTTCTTCCCTTTGCTTCTTTAATTAAATTTACAGCGAAAGTAAACAGTTCATTTAATGGTGCAGGACCAGATGAACGTCCACCAAAAGTTCTTAGTCTTGCACCTGCTGGTCTAAGTTTAGATAAATCCCATTTAGGTATTTGACCTGCGTATAATAAAGTAATAAGTTCTCTAAATGCTTTAGCCCAACCAAGTTTACTATCAGCAACAACAATAGTAGTATCACTATTTTCAAACTCTTCATTAACTTTAGGAAGCTTATCTACGTTCTGTCTTTCAACACTAAATCCTACACCAGTACCATTCATTAGAACATATAATATTTCATCAAAGGATCTTATACTATCTACTGGAATGTAAGAACAGTTATAGGCAGCAACATTACATTGTTCTACTGCTGGTCCAGAAGTCATTAACAATCTCATAGATGGCATAATTTTTAAATTTAAAACAGAAGTTTGTAATTCATCTCTTAACTTATCATCTAAATTAAAATCAAACTTTTCTTTTAAATGTTTTTTCATATGGTCAAAATATCTTTGTACTGTCTCCGACCAAGTTTCTCTACGTCCTTCCTCCTCTAACCACCTAGCATATCTTGAGACATGAATGTATTGTTGGTATGCTGTTGGTAAATCTATTTGATCCATTGTGCTTCCTTTATTATTTTTATCCAAGTGATTTCAGGTAAAATATATAATCTTTGTTTACGGTCTACTCTAATCGTTAAAAAATCTGGCTCCTTATCAATCCAATCATAGATCTGTTTAAAACCTGACTTACGAACTTTACATTCACCAGTATAATTATTAAGTATGACATCATGTTTATAGCCTTCCGCTAGTCCAGACAGAGGAACTCGCAATGCTTTTTCTCTAGGCATCCCTAATTCTCTATGTAAATTAACAATAGCTCTTTCTTCTGATGCTCCTTTAGTCCTTTGACTTTTACCCATCAGTTTCTATCTCTTCTATTAATTGTTTTTTAATACTATGCTTACTATCTTTTTTACGTTTATCTTCAACAACACGCATTTTATATTTGGGAGTCCTGAGATCTTTAGCTATAGGATTATGTTTTAGACTAGCTTTAAGTCTCTCTCTTCTCTTAGCTTTACTCTCTGAACTCATTGTCTTCATTCCCAAAATCAATATCTAAAACGTCTTCAAACTTATTCATGTTGTCTGAGATCTTGTACCAAAGAATATCCACAAGTTCTTCTACAGATATATCTAGTATATCTAGTATATCAGTCTGATCGCATTTGTCAATTATTAATTGTCGAGTTTCCAACATTTAATTCTCTACCTTTTGGTTCTCTAACTACTTCTGTAAAATGTTTAATGGCATGAGTAAAAGCAAAACTTCTTAAACCTTTACCACCATTAGCATCAGACCAACAATGTTGTTTAAATCCACAATAGGCACATCCTATAGGTAAAACTCTATTGCCACTAACACCTTCAGCTACATCTTCATAACATCTTTCTGGAGGTGTGTCTTTATCTAATAGTTGTTTTAATTTTTTAATTCTAGGCTTAACATTTTTTGCTTTTATTCTTGATATAGTTGCCGTTCCATTCTGTTTATCAACTGCAAGAAAAGCTGGATACTCATCTCCTTCTGATTGAGCATAACCACTAATCTGATCTATGTAACCAAAAGGATCATCTTCTGCAAGGGTATTGTTTCTAAATTTTTTAAAAGCAAAAGAACTAGCAGACTTAACATCAACGACTACACCATCTATAATAGCATCCATGCGTCCTTTGATACCATCAATCTCTATTTCTTTTTGCTCTCCCTCTACTTTGTGTCCAGCTTCTTTTGCAAGAAAAAGAAAAAGCTCCTCGATAATATCACCTAATAAAAATTTAATCTGTGTATTAGGTAGCCACTTTTCTCTTGGAGCTTTATTCAGTTCGTACCAAACTTGACGATCTGGTTTACCTATATTAGACATTCTCAAACGAGGTTCCCACTCTCTGTTCTTTAACATCTTTAATCTGACAGCTTTAGCAATACCATTTAAAAGTATTCTAATATTATTGTCTTCTGGGTAGTGACTTTCTTCACCATTAAAGAGATCGTAAATATCTCCAACCAGAGTATCAAGTTTTTTTTCCATTATGCGAACTGTTCTTCTAGGTACTCATTATTGGAAGCAGAGAAACCATCATCTCTCTTCTTAAATGTAGTAGATGATCCACCACTTCCACCTGCTCCCTCATAAGGAACAAGATCAATGATCTGAACATTGCGTATAAATGCCTTGTTCTTTCCTTTAGCTGGACCACCTGGTACTTCTAGCACAGCAAACTCTACCACAACTTTACTACCATTACCAATCAATACATCATGTGTAACATCATTCATATCACAATCATACACCTTTGGAGGTATTGCTGGTTTACCACTCTTTGTAACAGCATTGAGAACAAAACTAAATCCTTCACCAATATCATCTTTCTTAACAGAAGCTGTTAAATTTAAAGACTCTAATAGTTTTTTGTTTCGTGCATCAACATACACTTTAATAGAGTATTGTTCTTCATTAATAAAAGGATTACGTCTAGGCTGATCTAACTTAGCCCAATATGCAAGTCCTTCAACTGTATAAACATCTGCTTTAACCATTGATTATTTCTCCTATAAAATTAATCGTACTATTATTATAAACTACTTCTACAACTTTGTCAAGTCTACAGGTAAGTAATTGTTTGACTTCAATATTTTACCATCTTCACGATAAATAGGTTTACCATCATCATCTAATTTTGTCATGTTAGAAGCGTGTACTAAATTAAACATAACAGATAAATCCCATCCATACCTTACAGACATAGACACACAAACATATACTAAATCTACTAACTCCTTCTTTATATTGGGTACATCTTTAGCCTCCATTAATTCATTACATTCTTCTCTAATAAGTTTTAAAGGTAATTCACTATCCTCTGTAGAAAACTTTTTACCTACAGGATGTCCAAAAGCTTTGTGAAACTTTTCTAATTTATTTTCAAACGTATCATATGTAAACAACATTTTTTCTCCTAGTGTGTTAGTGACCAATTATTACCTATCTTATATTCACCATCAAGAGGACAGTTAAGATTAAGAGCTTGTGCTGTGTTGCGTATAGATCGTATACCTATGTTCGCTACTTGTTCACAAAGTCTTGTTGGTACATCCAACTGCCACTCATCATGTATGTTTGCAACAAAGTATTTTGCAGGGCTAAGTCTTTGTTTTAATAAGTCTTGATAAAAAATAGTTAAAGCTTTCTTCATTACAATAGCACCTGCACCTTGTAATAAAACATTAAGTGCTGAATGTTCAGATCTTATCGTAAGATACCTTCCGTCAGCACCCTTGATTTTACCAGTTTTAGCAGCCCTAAAGACTCTTTCTCTAAGATTTGCAAGTGCTGGAGTACGATTGAGAAATCGTTCTTTAAGTTCTTTTCCATCTGCTCTACTTCCACCAACGACAGCTCCAATTTTTGCATCTCCTGCTCCATAGATAAAAGCATAGATGAATGTTTTTGCCTGATCTCTTGATTGCAATCCTGCAACCATTTGGTTAACTGTGTGTATGTCTCCATGAACTACTTCCTTTGTATATTCTTTGTCATTCATATAATGTGATAACATTCTTAATTCTAAACTACTAGCATCTATACCAATCAAACTATTCCCACTACTAGGTATCCAACACTCCCTACATTCTTCTCCATAAGGTTTACGTGTTGAAGGTACTTGAGCCATGTTAGGTTTTCTATGTGTCATACGTCCTGTAATAGCTCCATTAGTTATAACACTACCATGCACTCTCCCATCTTTCTCTGATGCTTCAATCCAAGATTTGATTTGTGCATTACGTTTTTCTAATGTTAGATACTCTGCTATTTGTTTTGCTTCTGGTATGTTTACTCTTTCTAAAACCTTTTCATTTACAATAGCTTGTCCCTTTTCTGTAAACTCTTTTGGTTTCCATCCCAATCTTTTTAACCTATCACTAATTTGTTGACGAGATGAGAGGTTAAAGGAAACATATTTAATACGACTAAAGTTACCACATACAGTAGACATAGGATCAGGAATACCACTAAGACCAACCTTACTAAGTCTACCGTCTTTAGTGTGACGTATCTTAACTTCTTTATCCAATGCAACAACTGGTAGCCACTTCTCTGTAATTTCTTTTTGAATATCATTTGCCCTCTGCATCAGGTCTGCTAATAATAATTGTGCCTTCTGCAAATCAAAATTAAAACCTACTTTTATTTGTTTACTAATTATATGTTGAACTTCATGTTCTAAAACCATAGACTCTTCTGAAAAATCTTTACCTTCTTCTAACAAACGATAGAATGTTTTCTCTGTTACTTCAACATCCTGTTTACAATACTTGAGCATCTCTTCTGAATACTTTTCAAAATCATTGAAATGTATTTTAGGACATCCGAGATATATTCCCCATGCGTCAAGAGCATGACCCTTTTCTCTAATTGGGCTAAACAAACGTGATAATAATAACGTATCAATACAATCATTTACTTTTATCCTTGCGTTCCAAAGTCTATTTAATACAGGAGCATCAAAAGATATTCCATTGTGCATAATAAACACACTAGGAACGGAATGAATATAAGAAGTAAAATCTTTTCCATCTCTAAAACTCCGTACTTCTTTTGTATCTATATCTTTCGTAACAGCAACATGAATAACTGTAGCATCAAGACTATCTGTTTCAATATCAACTACTAACTTTCTCTTGTTCTGCTTCAACATCTGATATATTTCTCTCCATCATTCTTCCTGTTTCTGGATCATAGTATAAGTGACAAGCTGTTCCAGTCTCACCTGTCCATCTATTCTTCCATACAACTACGTCTGTAGTGTTTCTTTCAATGTCATCCTCCGCTAACCTATCTCTTTTTAAACCTACCACCATGTTAGCTAACTGTTCTATACCAGCCGTACCTCTTATCTGTCCTTGTCTATTGACATGAACAACAGCTAACAAACATATTCCTAATTCTATTGTTAGGGTTTTTAATTTTGTTGCGATCTCATCCAAGATCTTTCTTTCATCTGCACCATTACGTCCATCACTAACAACAATACTAATATGATCCAAGATAATAAACCTACAGTCTAATCCTTTAGCATAGTATCTAATCTTTGCTAAGAGATTGTCAATATCCATTGACCCAAATGAGTCATAAAAATATATTCTATCATCAGCTAGTATCTGTTTTCCATATTGTTCTCTATCTTTAGGTTCTAAAACGGTCTTAAATTTATGAGCAGGTATATCTGCTTCCATAGATGCAAGACCAATACTACTAATTTTAGGTGTCTCTTCTAAAAATAAAGTACCAATTCGTTCCTTTGTATTCTTTAATAGGTAATGACATATCTCTCTTAGGAAAGATGTTTTACCTACACCTGTCTCAGCGGTAACAACAACCATCTCACCTTCTCTCATACCATCTGTTATTCTATTTAATCCAGACCACGGATATGATATAGACTGTGTTTCATCTGTCTCACCTAACGAACTAATTAAAGAAGATGATGCTAGTATACCATCTGGAACATAGTTCTTTGCGTTCCACCAAGCATTAACAAAATCTTTTATCTTATTCTTTTGTAAATAATCATTAGCATCTTTCTCTACTAATGGAACTATCTTTGCTTTACGAGGTGAAAATAACTGAGCAACTTTTTCTGAAGCTGTTCTTCCTACCTCATCATTATCAAAACAAATGACTACATTATCAAAGCTGTCTAAGTATTCAAAATTTTTCTTAACATCTCTTACAGCAGATTGTCCACCATTCTTAATAGATACTACAGACCATTTGCTACCAAGCATTTGATAAGCAGACATAGCATCTACTTCACCTTCGCATATCGTTATATACTTACCAGTATTTCTAAAAAGATTTTGACCAAACAATCCTGCATCTTTTATATCACCTTGCGAGAAAAAGTTTTTATTAATTACATTCCTAACTTTAGTACCAACAATATTATTATTAGCATCATAGTAAGGATAGTGATGCGTATTGTTATCAGGTGATACTGTTACTCCAAAAAATTTAACTGTATCTTCTGACAATCCTCTGAATGGTTTATGTTGTAAGTTTGTTTCCATTTTATAAACATTCTTATCCTGTTGTTTGTAATCTTCATTCCATTTAAAAGTTTCACAAGAATAACAGTACGTGTGATTATCATACAATGCTAGTGCATCACTTGATCCACAATCCTCACATGGTAAATGTGTTTGTAATGCTTGTTCATTACTCATATAATCCTCTCAGTCTTTCTAAATACCAGTTTGATTTATCCAAATCTTCTTTAGGTTTACCTTTGTAATTATATCTCCATAAATATTTTACCACATTTCCTTTTAAATATCCAGCAAATTCTTCTTTAGTCATTGAAGCTTCTATAGCATTAATACATTCTATACTACCTTTGTTATAATGTGGAGGTTTATTTACTACATCATCTTCACGTATAGGTCTTGTTAAAATGTTACTATATATTGCCATTAATTTTCTCTCCTTACATCTACTGTATAATCTTTTTCAACTATCAAATTAGAAACTATTGTATAATATATTTCACCATCTGGTTTCATATGTTTCTTTAACCTAGCTCCAGCATTAATTCCACGTTTTAACCAGAACATATTAATTCGCTGTACTAAATTTTTATTAAATATAAAATCATCTTCACTCATTATCATCCGTCCTATAACAATTTTCAAAACGTGCTACGAACACAAAGCTAGGTCTTTTCTCTGTTGCTTCAACTGTTATTATCTGGAACGGTTTCTTTTTCTTCTTTAAATTCTTTTGCACTTTTTAATATCTCCATAATAGAATTAACTTGTCCCCACGGAAGTCTGGATGTTGCTGATAGTATATCAGTTAATTGTTTTTCTGTCAATACAAATTTTCTTTCCATTATTTTTTACTCCATTTAATGTTGCTGTAGTTATCTCTATACTCATCTGATGTATACTTCTGTCTTTCTTTTCTAGCAGAAGGTATTGACCAACGTGGTCTTTTAACTCTCTGATCTTTTGAAGGTCTTAAATTTTTACTCTTCGACTTCACTTAACTCTCCTATGTTCTAACTCTCCTATACTCCAATAGTATCTAGGCTTAGTTCCTTTACTACTATAGATTAAGATAGCAGGATTGTCTCCTGTATCTTTCCAAAACTGTTTACCAGTATATTCCCACTCATGTCCTTGTTCTTTTAGCTCCTCTACTTTGTTAAAAAATTCTGAGTTTGTTGCGAATAATACAGACCAACCCAATAACAATCCTACAATTATATCCAATTATATATCCCCCATATTCCTGCGATAAAATAACAAATTTCCATTAACATTCTTGGTACATCCTTATCTTTTTTAGCAAACCAAATCCAAGCTAGACAGGATATAGATGATACTGTCCAACCTATCCATTGAATAGAAACATTACCAGACGTTAGCAGTAATAAAGATGCTACTGCTCCTACAAAAGCTATCCAACGAAACATAATTAACTATCCTCAAACAAACTTTCCAATATAACTTCTACAACTTCAACGGAATATCCTAATCGTAACATTCCAATAGTAAACTCTTCTTGATCTATCCTAGAATACTCTAGTTTTTGTATAAGCTGTTCTGCTTTACGTTCTCTAAAAGCATCAACACCTACGATTTTGTTAGGTTCTTCTTTATCCATGTCAATAACTTTGGGTTATCTCTAAAAATTTGTGTCCAGTATGTAGCCATAACTGCTACGGCTCTCTCTTCTTTCTGTGTTTTATTTTTTAATTGACCAACAGCCCAGACTACATGATTGATTTCATGTAGCAACGTATCAACCAATGTTGCACCTTCTAATCTATCATCTATTCTAATACGAGTATTGATGTAACTAAAATCACCAAACGTATCATCTTCTAGCGGCATACGAAATACCTCAACATCAATAGCTCCAACTCTAATTGTCATAAATGGTTTCATAAAACAAGTGCCTTCCTATTCTACCAAGATAAATAAAATCTTCAGAGTAAGCCCAATAAGGTGAAACATAATTTGCATGGTAGTGTGTTGCAAACTCTATTCCTTCAATCGTTACTCCATCCATCAATAAAATTACTACCTCTTGTACTTTAGCTAACGCTTTGATATTGTTATATCTTTCAGCTTTTCCATCACACCAGTAGGTAAAAGCACATTTAAATTTTACAGGATTACCTTCCCAATAATGACCTTCATGTACAACATCACAAATAGTATTTGGGTATCGTTCACTTCTAACTCTATTTAAAATAACAATACCAATAGCTAACATACCACTTACACTTTCAGACCTACCTTCAAAATAAATTGCTTCAACAAGACAACCCATATCTTCTGGTCTATCTGTAGCTTTAGCTGTATTAAAAGTTAAGACAACTCCCAACACAACCACAAGACAACTATAATAACTACGATTAACATTTTGAAACCTTTTTATAAATTGCTTGTAAGAGAATAGATTTATCATCATTATCATCCTTGAATAGTGTTTTATTATCTTCTAAAATATTATATAATTCTTTTATAATATCTTTATAAGGAATTTCTTTAACATAAGCCCAATCATCTATGTGTGTCATCTTCCTCTACTCCTATATTATATACTGGATTTATACTATTGTCAAGAAAAAAATTATCATTTAATAATTCAATATCATACAGGATTTCTTTACTAATATTCTTACAAGTACCACAGTAATCCCATCTTTTTAATAGCTTATTAAACTTTATTTCACTTTGTTCAAGTAATTTATCACAACACGAACACCTCATTGTCCTACTCCTTGCTTCCAATTAAATTCTAATTGATTAGGATTGTCTAGGTATCTAATGTAATCAGATAAACATTCATTAATATCTTGTAAGTTTATATCTGTAACGTAAGCCACTTGAAAAAAATCTCGCAACCAATGTTCATCCATTGTATGTATTTCATCATGGGTTTTGTATGGTTTGAATTGCATTGTCTACTCCTTTCCAATAATCTATCCACTATTGAACAGAAAATTACCATATTATAACATACTATTACTAAAATGTCAATACCTTCATATCCTTAATATAAGAGCCGTCAGAAACATTCTCTAAATTTTGGCTGTCTAGTACCTAAACTTTGAGAAAATGTTCTGACACCCCTTCTCTGCTCTACTAATCAACATCAACTCTAGTTACATCTTTAAAGTTATAATCGTAACCTAGTATATGAGAGCTAGGGTGTTTTCCACTTCTTCTTAATTCATAATCACATGAAAGTATTTCAAAAAGTTCATCTTCGTGCATAGTAAAATAGTCATCACCAACAAAGCAAACCCAATCGTGCAGTATTTCATACTTTGATTTCTTACCTAAATTAGATAACCTTCTTTCTACAAGAGTAACAGAGTTATATCCTAAAACACTTGATTTTTTTCTACCTTTTATTATTTTATAGTTTGCTCCTACAATCATTTGTTTTTCTCCTTATGCTACTTTAGTTTCAGATTGCTTTTCCTATACACTCTTTAGCTTGTTCTGTTGACATTTTAAACCATTCACCTTTACGTTCAACAGCAATCTTTGAAGCAATTTTATGTGCTTCTTTTTCTGCCTTATCTCTATTTTCAAAATGATTTGAATAAATTAATTCATAATCACGAAAAGGACTACTTGTTTGATAAGCATTACACCTATCCTTTGCATCTACAGCTTTACCTATCTTTACCCATCCATCCCATGCAGGATTGACCACGACATATACATCCCCTGCCAATACGTTATCATATAAATTCTTAACAAGTTTAATATAGTCTTGAACCTTCTCTACATTGAATACAATCTTGTCAAGGCTACCTCCTTGTTGAAGATACCCATCAACTGTTCGGTGTTTACGTTTATAAAATACCATACCTCTTGCATCAGCATGATGGTTTATACCTGTTCTTCTCCAAACTGTACCATCAAAACGTCTACCATCTGCACGAAAATCTCCATTACTAGGTCGCATATCTATTCTCCTTTTCATAATTTAATCCTCTACTTGATATTTATATTTACCACTACTAAACTCTTGTTGTTCTCTTAACACTTTAAGTACAGCTTGTTCAATAAGCATTTCAAACCAATCACTTTTTACAAGTTCTTCTAGCCTACTTGTTACAAATTCTTCAAGTGCGTTAGCTATTTGTTGACTAGGTTGTTGCATTATATTCCTCCTCATTAGATGTAACATAATTTTTAAGATAAAATATCGCATCTTCTATTGCCATATGATAATAGTCAGCAAAATCCATATGTTTTGTAGCACCATAAATAGCTTGATACATAACATCATCATCTAATTTTAAGATACGTTCTTTTTGTTCTTCAGATAAATCATGGTAATCATCATCTAAATTATTAATAATATCTTCTGAGCCTATTGTTAGTAACGATACTCCATCTGTGTCATACATTTCATTTCTCCTTTGGTAAGTACACTAAATAGAAAGCATTACAGTTAGGGCAGGATAGGTTCGTTTCGATACAAAATTCCTCGCTTTTTTCGTCATCAATATCGTGATCACCACCCCAAATTAGTTCAGTTCCACAATGATAGCAATTCATTGAGTAACTCCTTCTAAAGTAGCATTCAAATAATCTTTTGGGTCTATATAAAGTTCACCCTTATAAGGCATTAAGTTATCTCCATCACAGAACTCGAAATGCTCCCTTAATATCTTTCTAGCTTTTTGCTCATTGTTTGCTAAAATCGTGTATTTATATGTAGCAGGTACAGAAAATTTATATTCTCTAATCATTTTCTAACTCCTCTAAATTAAAATCTATTCTATCATTCATACTAGTATCAACATATATTATTGACCTAATATCATCTTTAAAAAAACCAAAGCACTCTAACTCTTGGTTGCATTGTTGTAGTTTATTTATTATTTCTTTAACTTTCATTTTTTATTTCCTTTCATTAATTGACAACTTCTATTTTATCAATAGTTTCCTCTTGATAATCTACCTCAAGACCATTATCCAAACCATTAGTAAATATATCTTGAGCTTCTTCTTCTGAATTAGCATTAACTGTATATACTGTAATTACAGTACAGCTTGTAGTTATTTTATATTCTTTATTCATTAGTTATCTCCTTCATCAATATCAATCTGACATTCAGCACACATATAGTTATCATCAGCAGGTATGCGATTAACAAATTTACCAGAGCCAAAGCTCGTGTCCTCACCACATAAGATGCAATCATTTTCTCTAATTATATGTACTTCTTTTTCCTGTTCCTCAATAACAAGATTAGTCATTGTGGTTTGTTCTGGTAATTTACTCATGTGTATCTCCTTCAGTTAAGTCTAATGTTTCTTCATGCCATTGATCTATCTTTGCTCTTAGCTTTAATACTTCTG